GGTTTCGCGGCACGGCCCGGAGGCATGAATGGTCAAAAATCGCCACTTTACAGCGACGGGGTGGGTGACAAGTGGGGAATGGCGTGGAGGCAAAATCTTGGAGTGATCTGGCTACGCGCCTTGGCTTTACACGGCAGAACCTGCACCTCTGGAGAAAACGGGAAGGGGCTCCGACCGAGTACAAGGATGTCCAGGCTTGGGAAGAGTTCCTAGCTCAACACCGCGATGATGCCGGTGAGGATCGGGACCTGACCACTCGCAAAAAAGAAGCGGAGACCAAACGGGTCGAGTTGCAGGCTGAGAAGATCAGACTCGAGGTCGAGCAAAAGCGGGGGAATCTGATCCCAATCGACAAAATCGTAGAGTCGACCACCTCCATTATTTCTCGCACCAAAGCTGGGTTTCTTGCGCTTGAGTCGGAGCTGCCTGCTGCACTTTCGGGTAAGGACGAGGGCGACTGCTCCCGAATCATACGCGAGAAAATCGACGGCATTTGCTCAAGGATGCAGTCGGAATTCGAGGCTCTGGCCAAATGAGCGAATGGCAAAGAACGCTATCCAGTGCCGTCGCGGCGGCGTGGCAACCGCCTGACAGGCGCAAACCGAGCGAGTGGGCGCAGACTTGGGTTAAGTTCCCAGCGTCCGTTCGGATGCCTGAGTATCGGAGCGACACAACTCCCTGGACCACGGATCCACTAAATTGTCTGCAGGATCCGTCTGTCCAATTCGTCACGCTGATGGCTCCAACCCAGTCGGGCAAGTCGACCATCTTCGAGGCGGGGGTCCCCTGGATTCTGTGCAACTCCCCTGGGAATGTGATGCTGACCTGCCAGACAGAGGACGATGTCGCGCTCATGGCAGAGGCGCGGCTGTGGAAGGTGTTCGATGAGTGCAAGCCGGTGGCGGCAATGCTCAACAAGCTCCACCGCTTCGCCAAGACCAAGACGCGGATATTGTTCCCACACTGCTTCGTTGAACTTCAGGGTCCTGGACTGTCGTCACTCCAATCCAAGTCGATCAGGTACGCGATCAACGACGAGGCATGGATGTACGAGCAGGGCACGCTGGCACAAATAATCGAGCGAACTTCTGCGGTCTGGAACCGCAAGATTATCACCTTGTCTCAAGGCGGTATCGCGGGGGATGACTTGGACAACCTCTGGCAACAGGGCACACAGGAAATCTATAGCTATCGGTGCGAGTGCGGCGCGGTGCATCCATTTTCGATGCAAAGCATCAAGTGGGACGAGACACCTGACACCCGCGACGAGGCGAGTGGCGTGTGGCAGTGGGAGGCAATGCGCTCGACAGTGCGGCATTGTTGCATGACTTGCGGAAAAGAAACGCCGGACACTCTGGAGAACAGGAGGAGGATGTCTACCTCTGGCACTTATGTGGTGACCAACTCGAATGCCCCGGCGCGGTCGCGGTCGTTCCGCGTCGACGCGACGGCAGTCTACTGGCAGAGCTGGGCTGATTTGACCGAGCAGTTCTTGCGGGCGCGGGACGCGCTAAGGCGCGGAGACATCGAGCCCTTGAAGGTATTCACGCAGAAGAAGGAAGCGTGTCCCTGGAGGGACATGGAGATCGCGTCAGTGGATTTCGACAGCCTGCGCCCTGGGGAGTATGTGAAGGCGACCTACGAGTCTGAGAAGATCCAAGACGAGTATTGCCGTGCGATGGCGGTCGATGTGCAGGCGGGTCACTACTGGGCGGTGGCTCGAGCCATGACCAAAGACGGGGCGAGCAAGCAGATTTGGGAGGGCAAGCTGCTTACTTGGGACGATGTCCGTGCCCTACAGCTGAGACTTTCAATCCCAGATAATCTCGTCGTCGTCGACGCGGGCAATTGGCGGTTTGCGGTCTGCGCGATTTGCTCGCAGTACAACTGGACAGCGATGGTCGGCGACCAGCGCGACACCTATGTTCATGTCAGGCAAAACAGCCGAGGGCAGGTTGTGAAAACCAACCGAGCTTATTCCCCAGTTCAAAAGTTTTTCATCACTGGTCAGAAGCTGCCCCAAGGCATCAAGAACTACGCGCGTGGGTACTTCTGGTCCAACCGCGTGGCAAAAGATATGCTTGGTCGGTTGCGGGCGGGCGAAGGAGTCTCTTGGGAATTGCCTGGCGACATCGGTGATGAGTACAAGCGTCATCTGTTCTCTGAAGTGAAGAACCCGAGAAGCGGCAGGTGGGAACAGCGGTACAAGAACGCGGAGAACCACCTGTGGGACTGCGAGGCGATGCTGATCGCACTGATGATGATCTTGGGCGTCTTGGGGACTGTGGAGTCTGACGACAATGACGCAGAGCCTCAGGCGAGCCTTGGGTAATCGAGTAGGATGGGGCGAGCTTTACGCGTGCGCGGCGCGGGGGATGGGGACTGAGTCGCTGGCGGCGATGATTTCTTCGGTGCCCAGTCGTAGATGTAGATGAATGCGGAGAACTCGGACTCTGCCCGTTTGACCGAAGTGCGGAACTCGTTCACGAAAGCCTGCACCCACCAACGCTCGTATTGTTTTCTCTCGTCCTCAGTCCACGCGAACCGCTCCCACCATCCGTATTTGTCGGTGATGCCTTGGTCGTATCCCGCGAAGCCAGCCAGCTGGAAGAGTCGGTCGAGTGCCTTGGCTCGAAATTCGTCGGTTGCGCGTTCCCTGGAGGTCAGTGGCTTAGAGTTACGCCAGTCGCGCGGCTCATAGTAATCGTCGAATCGGGGCATACTCTTGCCCCTTTGTCACTCGGTGACATTCGGTCATCGTCGTGAAACCCGAACGCGTAGAATTTAGCCCGGAGGAGATTGCGGTCTTCTCCAATATGCTTTACTGGCAAAGCCGCACCCGAGTCATCAACGAGATCCTGCGGCAGACGAACAGGGAAATACGGTTTGTGACTACCCAGGTGCGTGTCTGTATAGCCGCCAGTGCCATGATGATGTTCGCCAATTTGACTCTCGCGCCGACTGCTCGGGCTTTCGAGGCAGTTGTGGACGATGTCTTAGGAACTTGGACTGCGTGGGAGTGTGATGGGAAGAATCCGCTGTTCGACGAAACATGGGCGAACGGTGACGCCATGCCATTGGCATGAACACAATCCCCGACCTCGAACATATGCGTCCTCCCATCAATTCCGAAATCCTCGAGGTGATGCTGGACCGTCTGTACCACATTGTACCCATGTCCAAAGGCGCGGCTGACCCGGCCACAAGTGAAGCATTGCGCCAAGAGTGTCTCGACCGCATCCACGAAGAAACGCTGTGCTTGGGTAAGGTCTTGGTGCTTATCAATCACGGCGTGGGTGCGATGGACCAGCAACTCCAGGACTTGATTGCTCACTCAAAACAGCGGACAGAATCTTCCCTGAACTAGTGGAGGTGGGCAGAGTTGAACTGCCGTAGTGCCGCAAGCGGCCGAGACCCGTCACCCCCGAATCCAATCCCGAACGCTGTGAATTTGTCGCGGAAGTCTGCGTTTCCTGAATGATCCTTCCCCATTGCGGTCGGCTTCGCCCACTGACCCCGTCGGTCCCGTGTTGCCCTCGATAGTCACGACGGCATCGCCCCACTTTTCGACGAGCCCCGTATGTGCGACGCGCCCCTTGTTACTGAACCAAATCCCAAATGCGTCTCCAGGGAGCGGAGCCTTTCCGCCCTTCCCCCGTGTCCAAGTCGGTGACTTCACCCAGTCTGGGCTCCACGCGGAGCGCGGCCAGGGCGGCGGCACTTCGGCGCGGTTGTAGATGTAGGCGTTGAATGAGGCGCACCACGGCGAACCTAGTGGTGCGCCAGTGAGTCGATTCATTGCGTCGATGAGTGGCGAGCGATTGCGTCCGTGAGTTTCACGCAAGCCGACCAAACTAGATGCCTCCGCCATTACCCGCTCGCGAGTGGCCGGAGTAGGTGCAGGAGTTGGCGCGGGAGTCGGCGGCGGTGTAGCGACTGGTGCAGGCGTTGGCGCGGGGGAGTGGTCGGTGTCTGTCTCAGGCTCAGGGCTACACGCCGTTAAGAACGCGCAGAGAATTAAAGCGGGACGATGGCGAGACATGAGAAGAAGAGGACGAGCATCAGCAAGAACAAGACTTGCGTGCTGTACCATTTTTCTCGGGGGCTCAAAGAGTTGAACCAGTCGCCAATATTTCTGTCTGCGTCCTTGTCTAGCGAGGGAAATGCAATTTGAAAGCACACCCATCCGACGAATACCGTCCAGAACGCGAGGACCGTGGCGAGCCCGACCCATTGCAAATAGCCCGCGTCGAATAGACCGGCCTCGGGATCGTATGCTCGCAGAAAAATAGGCAGGGAGAGGTATAGCGCGAGAGCAACCGCACCCGCTACCAAGCCCTGCCAAGATGAAATGAGTCGCTTCAAAGTATGATGTAGACCAGTCCGAACGCCGCCGCCGCCGCTACTGCGGGCGCGATGATGTTGTAGGGCGGTATGAGGAAGTGGGTGAAATACACGGCAACTACTGCGGCGAGGAGAGCAACCACTGCGGCGATGATGAACTGCGCGAACTGGTACCGCTTGTTGAGGTGCTTGATCTCCTTCTCAGCTTTCTCAAGCTTCGCACCCAAGGCGTCACGCTCGGCGGCAAGGTCTTGGATCTGTTTCTCGGCAAGGACCAGCTCGTCTTTGAGCGATTGTACTTGGGACGACGCGGCGGCAAGAGACCTCAGTGTTTTTGCGTTAGCGCGGTCAGCGGCTTGGATTTTTCCACGCAGTTGCAAGATGGTTGCCTGCATATCGAGGACAACAGCCCGCTCCGAAGGAGTAAGGGCGTGGGCGGAAGCGGTTAGGACGGCGATAGCGGTGGCGGCGAGTAGTGTTTTCATTATTTCAAAAGGGCTTTGACCTGGTTGTCGAGGCGGTCGACCAACTGGGCTGACGACCAATGGAACTTTTTGACTTCCTCCGAGGAGGCGGTTGCCCCAGCGACTGCGTCGCCTGCGGCGTTGGCCGCTCTGGTCACACCACCGAGTTGTGGCGTGGGCGTTTTCTTCGTGGCGCATCCAGTCGCCAGCGCGGCGACTGCGACAAAAATAGCGAGGTATTTGCGGGTCATGCCCATTCCCCCGCGTCAATCGGTTGATTGCTTGCAAGTGGGGTGCCTTTCCCTCTTCACCCTGCTCTCAATAAATTCCACTCGGGCAATTGTTCCGACGGAAAACACTACTGGCTAACCCCGCCAGACTTGTACGCCAGGTTAAATGACGAGTTCTCCTTCGACTTTGATCCATGCCCATACCCATTACCTGATGGGTTTGATGGTCTCAGTTGCGAATGGGGGATGCGCAACTATGTAAATCCGCCGTTCGGTTCAATTATCCACGAAGGACGAAAAAAGGGCCCGACGGCGTGGATGCGGAAAGCCATAGCTGAACAGCGTAAGGGCAAGCTTTCTGTGGTGGTTTACCCAGTGGACAAGTGGGTCCTTTTGATGCTCGAAGCTGTTGGGGTTACTGAGGTCAGAAACCTTGGAGATGTTAAATGGTGCGCGGTTGAGGATGGCACTCCTGGCCTTGGGACTGGTCGGCACATCGCCGCATTCATTTTGCGACCCAGTTGACGACCACAAAGGAGCATGGCTGTCGACGCCTCTTATGTGCGCGCCCTCGTTCTCTGGGCCAAATTATCACCGACCGGGCTCGCAGACCTGCGGGCTGAGTTCATGCGTCTCTACGACGCGGCGAAGGACGGCAACGGAAAGACTCTCACCAGCACAACGGTAAACGGTAAGAGCGCGGGGTGGTCGATCCAGATGACCACCGAGCAGAAATTCACGGCGGTCGCCGAGGCTCTCCAAATTCTAACCAGGTCCGCACGCACGCGGACACAGGCGGCTATCACATGAGCTTAATCGTCAACCAATACGGGCAACCAATTGCCTCGGGGTACGGCAAACTCCTCGACGCGACGAAGAGCGGTCCCAATGTCCCGCCTCAAACGACCGTTTGGGAAGACATCGACAAGTCGGTCAAGGGGTACGAGTGGCGCAATCTCGTCAGTGCAGGGCGCAAGTTGTATACGAACTTCGGTCCCTTCCGCGCAGCGGCTGACGATAAAGCTGCGTACTCAATCGGGCAGGCGTTTACCCCAAGCTTTTACGGCGACGACAAAGAGTGGGGAGCCCGCGCTACCGCGTGGCTTATCGACGAGTGGTTCCCTCTCGCAGAAATTCGCAATGATTGGCTGACTGCTCTGTTCCTTGCGTCGACTAATGTCGACCACTCGGGCGACTGCGGTGTGCTTTACACCGAGCGTGGCGGGATGCCGTCACTGCAATTGATCCCGGCACACAGGATCGGTGCGCGATGGAACCAAGACGGCATTGTTCCGAAGGGAAGATTCAAAAATTTCCGCCACGATCGCGGTGTAGTGTTCGGTCCTTATGGCGAAGTCATAGGTTATCTGCTTCTCGGAGACACCGAGCGCGAAGATGTGCAAGTCGGAGTCGACGAGATGACTCTTTTGATGGACCCAATGTTTATCAATCAGAGCCGAGGCTTCCCGATCTTTGTTCATGCCATTCGCGAAGGCAGGACCGCGATGAAAGCCCAGGAGTACGAAGAGTTTGCCGCGCTTATTGCTGGTTCGATCGGTCTCATCGAACACAACGAGACGGGCTCCGCCGAGGACGAGGGGCTGGACATCAACACCATCGGCGGATCGGTCGCTGACCAAGAGCAGGAAGGGCTCAAGGTCGAGAATCTCGCGGGCGGAATGATCAGATATTTTAAGGCTGGCACTGGCTCAAAGCTCGAGCAGTTCACCAACTCGCGCCCCACCGATTTCTGGGACCGATTCCAGGACCGTCTCCTCCGCGTGGCCGCGGCCGGCACTGGCTGGCCGTACGAGTTGCTCTGGAAATTTGAAGGTCTGAGTGGTCCCGCCGTCCGTGCTGTTCAAAACAAGGCACGCAGGTGCATCGCCGACCGCCAGAGCCTCCTGAAACCAGTTGCGAAGCGGTCAATTTTGTACGCGCTGAGCCGCGCGATGGAGAGCGGACTGCTTCCGTTCTCGGCGGACTGGATGAAATTCCAGCTGACGATGCCGCCCCTTCTGTCGATCGACGAGGGTCGCGATGCAAACGCCAGGCGCGAAGACTACAAACTTGGGTATGTGACCATGTCCGAAGTGTTAACCGCGGAGGGGCGCGGCGACTACCGCCAACATATTCGCAATCTAGCTGTTGAAGCGGCTATCCGCGAGGAAGAGCGCAGAGCGGTTGAAGCTGAGTACGGCGTGGAGATTGATAAACGCGAGATACAGATGCGCACACCGAACGAGACGGCGGCACCGACCCCGTCCCCCGCGCCAGACGACGATATGGATACACCGATTGACGAGAACGGAGGAGAAGACAATGACCGCGAATGACCTGTGGCTGATTGAAGAGAGTGCGTTGACCGCCAAGCTGGACGCCAAGGTGAAGGCAAAGAGCGGTGGCGTGAACGCTCTCAGCATCGCCGATATTTTCAATGGGCGGAAACCTTTGCAGGTGCAAGACGGGGTCGCCGTCATTCATGTGTCTGGGGCTCTTTCCCGCAACATCGCGCCCATCGAGAACGCGCTGGGGGACACAGGTTACGAGCAAATCACTGCCGAGCTTTCCGAGGCGGTTGCTAACCCTGCGGTGAACGCCATCCTTCTCAATATCGACAGCCCTGGGGGTGCGGTGGTCGGGTGCCAGGAGTGCGCGGATGCGGTTAAAATGGCGAGCCAGAGCAAGCCAGTCGTCGCATTCACCGATACCATGATGGCGTCGGCGGCTTACTGGATCGGAAGCGCGGCGGACGCGGTCTACGCGACGAAGAGCGCACTAGTTGGATCCATAGGTGTCATCGCCCGGGTAGTCGATGTTTCTGGGATGCTTAATCAAGCGGGCATCAAGGTTGAGAATTTCACGCCTGACTATGCTGACCTCAAGGGCGCGGGGGATCCTGCAACAGGCATGACCCGGGCACAACGCAACTGGTATCAGTCGTTCATCGAGGACTTGGGTGCGGCGTTCAAAGGCGCAGTGGTCGAGAACCGTGGTGAAGTTCCTGACTCAGCAATGCGCGGGCAGGTGCTTACGGGTGAGAAAGCCAAGGCGGCCAACCTAGTCGATGAGGTCGCGGGCTTTCAGGACGCATTCACCGACGCAATGGCACTGGCGTACACGCGCAAGATTCTCAAGGAGGCGGGCGGTGCCGCCTAAGTTTATCGCGCTGGCGTTGGTTGTCGCCTTCCTGCTGTTCGCAATCTTCGCACCTGCATTCCTATGAACTCGGTCAGTCTCTCAATTTACCAGGGCGACACCGCCACGATGGTCTTTAACTTCAAAGACTCGGCTGGCGTCGCTGTGCCACTGACTGGCAAGACTCTGACAGTAACCGCCAAGAAATCTCTCGAGGACACAGACGCGGAGGCGGTCTTTCAGAAAGCGGTGACCAGCCATACCAATGCGGCGGGCGGCGTGACTAGCGTCAGCCTTACGAGCGCGGACACCGCAAGCCTCGGAAACTTGTGGATCGACGCGGTGCTGAGTGGTGGCGGCGATGTCCGCACGCTGTTCGTTGGTTCACTGACCGTGGCGCGGAGGGTCAAGGATGTATGACCACGATCACGCTGAATCTTTCGTCGGGTAATCCCGTTTTCAATATCACGCTTGGCGATAGCGCGGAGTTCGCTGTTACGACTGGCGCACAGACACAACCGCTCCCGCACAAAGGAAGCCACAGCGTCGGCGGCTCGGATGTTTTGCGTCCCCAAGACATTGGCGCTCAATCGCTGTTTGATTCGGAAAGCGTCACTTTGACGAATTCGACACCGCGTCTCCTGACT